CACCTACGAAACCGTTAGTTGAGGTGACTGGGCCGCTGAAAGTTGTGCTCGCCATGAGATTTTCTCCGTGTTGCAGCACTCGCTACGTAGTCATCTGCAATGTCCGCTGGGCCGGTCTACGTAGCTGGATTTCCCAGACTTACAGTGGTTTATACGTGGAAAAAAGTTACTCGTCAAGAACCCATTTTTTGTGTCCCACCCCAAGAACTTTTACCCACCCCTGAGCTGCTGCGTAGTCTTTTTCCGACATACCCGTCTTATACGGCTGTACGGAATATCGGGAATGGCGAACAATTTTGGAAGTATCTGCCCACCAATAGTCCGGTTCTGTGATGGATTCAAGACGAAATCCTGCTGTTCGATAAGCCTCACCGTCCCCCCAACGTAAATCAGCATAAGAGACTAACGTACCTTCCGGATGATCCTTACGAAACGCTTTCACAAGCCTAGAAATACCTCCCAATACCCTTCCTACGGAGGCATACCGTAAAAGTTCCCAACCGGCGTTATTGAACCGACCTTTCCCAAAAGTAGCTACCGCTACTAATTCACCATCTATACGCAATCCGTATGCCCTAGATAACGTACTACCTGCACCTTGCAGATGATGAGTTTCAAGAAATTCTCGGACCTCTGTAGTTTGTGGTTGCGTCACTATACATTTACGAGCATAAACTGTATTAGAAACACCTAATATAGCTTTGAGTCGTGCTTCAACCAGTGGCCGTTGGTGACGCCACTCATCCTCAAATACCTGCACTAACTTAACCCCCTTGGAGGTACATTTTTCCCATTTTTCTCGGGTTTTATTCCCGATAAGACTTTCCCGGTGATACCACAAGCCGTTGTATTCAATCCCTACTTTCTTACTAGGTATGAACACGTCTATCTCTCTACCACTCAATACGGATGTATCACTACAATGTATTTCCAATCCCAATGAAGCTACAAAATCTGCAAGCTCCTGCTCCCCTTTGGAAATTCTACCTACGCATTTAGGACATCCCGCCCCACTCAAATGATTGTGTGGGGTTTGCTTAAACTCTCCATGTACAGGGCACTTAATCCGCATATTTTTATGTAGCCCGGAAAGTCCTGATACGTATTCATAAGTGTCTCCGTGTACCGACTGCGCTCGCCGTAGAAATTCACTAATACTTAATTGGCTACGTTTACCATTACGTTCGTAACCACAACGGGGGCAACCTTTCCCAGCAAGGTGGATGTACACAAGTTGTTCAAATTCACCGTGTACTGGACAAACAATCTGTGCCTTGGTACGACTGTCACGAATGTATTGTTCCGGGTAGTCATAACTATCCCCGTGAACCCCCCGTGCGGCCTGTACAAAGCTATCGTAAGTATGTGAGCGTTTATCAACACGAGACTTCACACCACATTTTGGGCATCCAGCCCCGTTTCTGTGGTTGTTCTCACGCTGTACAAAATCCCCATGAGTGGGGCATGTAATGGTTATTGGCTCCCCATACTTCGTGTACACCGATTTAGAGTAGTCGTAAGCACCTTTATGGGTGCGGGTAGCCTGCTTGATCCATATGTTTGTAGTAAGCGCTGCGCGTCCCATTATCGTCTCCTTGGTTAATGCGACCACGATACGTACTAAATCGGTGTATGTCAAGTAGTGGAATACGAACATAAAAAGCCCCTCCGAAGAGGGGCCTCAATCAAGCTAAACGCTTAATTTACTTATGCACCCGGAGAACCGAAGATGCCCAGCGGATCGCTGACGCCAAATGAATAACGTTCGCGCGCCTTGTAGCGGCTGTTGCCAGTATCGAAGTCAGCGTCCATAGAAGTTGACATCGGGGTACGGACAAAGTGCTTCAGGCCGTTCGGAATGTCAGTGGTGAGGAACCACGCATTCGTATCCGTAAGGTAGTGATTAACAGCGTAACCGCCCGGAATAGCGCCGTTGGAACGAATCGCATTGATGTCGTTGTCAGCGGTAGCTACACGCAGCTCGGTGTCGAGCAGACGGGTTGCAACGAACTGCAGTGACGGCGGGATAATCAGCTTCTTCGGCTTAGCCGCGATCAGCAGACCACGCTCGTCGGTCCAGCCAGCGATCTGAATGACTGCCGCCTCAAGGGAGGTTTCGTTCAGGTCAGCCGCTACAGACGGTTCGTTGGAGTTAGTGCCACCATTTACCAGCGGGTGATCGGTTGCACAGAGTGCCTTGCCGTCGCCGTAGGTAACGCCGCTGAACGCGTTGTTCAGGACGTAAGCAGCCTTAACCTGCTTGGTGTAGGCCATAGCACGAGCCAGAGCCTTGGTGTAGCGAGAGGACAGAGAATCATACAGATTATCTTCAATCGCTTCTTCAGTGATACTGAAGCCCATTGCAATGGTTTCGTGAGTATAGCGAGCGGTCCATGCTTCCTGCGCATTGTCGTAGGAGATGGAAGCGCCTTCTGCCTTCACCGGAGCGGAACCGAAGCCAGACAGCTTGGTTTCTTCTTCAAAAGAACGGTCAGAAGATTCAGTTTCGTAAATCTCCTTGTGCTCTTCACCATACTTAGCGTATTCCAGACCAAACAGCGCGTTGAGTCCGGGCAGCAGCTCTTTGAGGAGCTGGGAACGTGAAATTGCCATGATTTACTCCTTACACGCCAGCGTTGTTGGTCATGTGATGACCGCCGATTGTGAACTTAACGTACACATCCGGGTAGTTATCACTCTGTGAGTTGTTAGCAAAACCAACAATCAACAAGCCACCGACAGTGGTCTGTACGGTTGCGTCGAGTGCCATAGTGGAATTGCCAGTAGAGGTGCTACCTGAAGTGGTAGCGTTCTGGGCAGCCGGGAACTTGGTGATAGCACCAAGAACTGCCTGTGAGCCAGAACCGTCAAGCTGTGCTTGGAACACAACCATCGGATCATCCACAACATATGCCTTCACAACACCAGTGGTGCCGGACGGATAATACTGAGAGTGGATAACCTGACCCTGAGCATTTACATACTCACAGCCCACGAATACGCCAAGAGCACCGATGCCATTGCCACCAAAGTTATTGGTAGTGATGTCAGCACCGGTACCGTCAGCCAGTTCAACGTAGCCAGCGGTGGTTAGCTGTACGACTGAGCCGTAGAAGATGTTGTTTGCAACACCAGCCGGATCAATCAGGTACTCCGTAGTAGCACCAGCGTACGGCATGCCGTCAGCGCGTTTTACGGGGCGAAGCCCGTAAGGAGCAGCAGAAGTAGCCATATTAGACTCCTATAAAGGTTAAATTAAGTACCATCACCGAAAGTAACCTTCGTTTTGCGATCTGAGAAAAGAGGCATACGAGGGTCATTTTCGCGCATGAAATTGTTGTCAACCGAACGCATCTGAGCTTCAGATTGCTCGCGATAGTAATCATTACGATCGTCAACCATTTCCTTCGGGGTTTTGCAAAGCATCAGACCACCAATGATGATGTTGTCGCGGAAACGCGGATCATCTACTGGAGATGAAAAAATCTCCGGGTGGGCAGAAGCTTTTACAGGCTCCCAACCTTCACGTAGTTTTGCGGAAACATTCATGGCATCAGGCTGCCCCATTGTGCTCACACGGACCCAATGAAATTCATAGCCTTCCTCCGGATTCGGAGTTGGAAGTGTTTCGGGACGTACCCAAGAGCGCTTCCGAGCCGTTTTTTCGCGGGTTTCGAGTTCGCGGTTTAGTCTGTTCTCAGCCATTTTGATTCCTCATGTCTTTTGCAACCTGTGCGGCGTATTGTTGGGGGGTTAATCCTAGGCGTTTAGCGATGGACAACTGTGTCTTAGTCAACCTAATTTTCTTAGGTGCTGTGCTCCGCGTAGCGGGGGCGACGACGTTGGCCTTCTTCTGCTTCGGTTTAACAACCTCCTCTTCTGCTTCTCCAAAATAATCTGGGAAGACTTGGCGCATACGAGAATCAATTTTCTCGTAGTAATCATCACTTCGGGGGTCAATCCCCTGTTTGACGAGTTTATTGTGCAACCCCAGCGCGAAACTCGTCATTTCATCGTCAGATCCGAACCACGAATTGGACTCAGCCCAAGACGTAACTTTCGGATCTACCGCCGGTGCTGGGGCGGGTTGTTCATTTTGTACCGCAATAGATTCCTCTTGTAAAGCAGGGACCTTAAAATTAGCCACTCTTTCTGCCCGCATCTTAGCGGCTGTCAAGTTTTCTTGCGCAGTAACAACTGCGTCTGCGTCACCTGATTCGTAGGCCGCTTTATAAGCACGTTTTGCCTGTTCGAGTTCAGATGCAGAAGCACGTTTTGCCTGCTCCAAGAGGGCTTCTTGGTTCTTGTTTACGGTACCCTTAAGTTTCTTGTTCTCCTCGACAAGCTGCTGGGCTACACGCTCCAGTTCTTGCCGCTCACGGAGTGCCTTTTCTTTTTCACGACGCTCGTCGTGGTATCCCTTGCTAAAATGTTGTATACGGTTACGAACTTTCTCAGAATATTCTGATAGTTCTTCGTCGGTTACATCTGCAGGGGGCTCAGAAGGTTTGCGATTCCGATCCGCTTTCGGGGTGTCGTCCACCACCTCCAGCTCAACGTCATCGTCGTCTACTTCTGGCGCCTTTTTCGCTTGCTTTTTAGCCTGCTTCTCCTCTTCTTCGCCTTCGAGTTCTACCTCAAATTCTTCAGAATCGTTGCTGGCTTCATCCTGAGCTTCGTCAGGAAACTCGTATTTCACTTGTTCAAATGGCATTTTCTACTCCTTACGCACGCGTGATTCCACGCGGATCGGCGACGACAGCCTCAATGGAATCGTCGTTCATTAGGCGATATTCCACCCCATTAAACATAAAACGGGTGCCAGTATTGGCACGAAACATCACGTAGTCGCCCTGTTTACACCACGGTCCGTTCGGAAAACGGCTTTCGTCGTTATAAGCCTGCTCGCCCATGTCTACCACAAGGCCAATCATCGAAAGGATGCGCTCCTCGTGCATGGTTTTATCCGCTTTAATGATTCCGGACTCGTATTTGTCCTCAATCTGCGGCAACGCAATCAGTAGTCTGTAGCCTACTGGTTTAGGAATTTGAGCTTCTAGCTCCTCAGTGCTCACTTCAGCAGTGGTATCAGTCATCATCTTCATCCATATAGTTACGCGAAAGGTCTTCAATTTCTCGCTGTGCGGCACTCAGACCCCGAAGAATCCCGCACGCTTCCCGGTAGGCGGCATAGTCTTTTGCTGCACCATCTACAAGGAATTGCATCGAAGAGTTTTTACGCTCCTCAAGTCGATCAATAAGCACGTCAAAGACGGTTTTTGCCATTATTTAGCACCTTTTTGTGGTCCGCTAAGCGTTTTCATAAGCTCCATTTTGATCTTATTACTTGCTTGTTTCTCTTGGGAGGAAATTCGCGCTCCCTCTTTTTGCGCCTCGATAGCCACTTTTGCCTGTTCGAGCTGCAGTTTTTCGGCGGCAATCTGAGCGTCGGCCATGTCCTTTTGCGATTTCCGCTGGACTTCCTGTTGCTTGATCTGCACTTCCTGCTGCTGGAGTTGGAAAAGTGGGTCCTGAGCCTGTTGTTGCGCCTGCTGCTGAGCAACCTGCTGCTGGTGAGACTGAGTAAGTTGTTTGCCTGCGTCGGCAACCAGACGAGCGAGATTGACCTCGACTTCTTCTGGCAACTCTTCGCCCGGAGGTGGTAGCGCAACCCCAAGGCGTTCCTCGATCTGCTTCCGATAACTGAAGCCCAAGTGTTCGGCAATGTGAGCCTGCAGTGCCTGCATGATCTGCTGTGCCTGCGGGTTCTGACCGATTGTCTGGGCGATCATCGGGTCCTGCATGAAGCTGGTATGCGTCGCAATGTGCGCATCGTGATCTTGATAAATAAACGCTTTCATTGGCTTTCCAACGAGTGCGTTCATGTTTTCGCTGACCGGATCGGTCGGTTTTGCATCTTCCGTAGTCGGAACAAGTTTGTCGGCATTCTTGATGCCAAGCACCTCGATCATCTGTCGATGAAGCTGAGGGAGGTCGTAAATCTGCGGAGCCTGTGCCGCCATCTGCAATACCGCTTGGTACTGCACGACACGCTGCGCCATTGTTGAAGAGTTCGGATCAGAGACGGGGATGACGTCCACCATCTCATAGTCCGCACGACGAGCCATCGTTTCACCACGGTAGGGTTCGTACGAATACTCTTCTGGAGCGTAATCGGCAATGATCGCTTTGAGGAGTTTGAACTCCTGCTTCATCGCGTAATGCACTCTGGCCTGAACAGCAGCCATCGGCTTCAGGGTGCGCTCCAGTAGTGCAAGGGTTGTACCGACCGGCGCTTGTGCACTCATGTCGGAGATGTTCATGTCGGAAATCGCACCGAGGCGACGTCCTTCATTTGTGATCTTGTCCAGCAATGCCAGCAGAGTCTGAGACGGCTCCTTGTACGGCAATGCCATGATGTTGTCACGGATCGAACCCGACGGCACGTCTACATCACGGAATTCGCCCGGACCAATCGGTGTATCATCACCCTTAACGCGCAAACCACGTGATTTCAGGCCGCCCGGAAGGTTCGACAGCGTACCTGCGTCGACCAACTGACGGATCAGTGAAGTGCCTGCGCGGGCGTAACCACCAATAATGTGGATCAGACCAAGACCGTAGAAACCAAATCCCGGCACATAGACATAATGAACAAAATGCTGGCGTTTCAGGTGCAGGGAATCACCTTCTTCCCAGTTACGACGAATTGCCAATACTTCGCCACTACCCGCTTCGATTGTCACGACATACGGTTTAGCGAGATCGTCTTCCTCGTCGATACCCTCAATAACCAAATCAGCATGCACTTCGTACAGCGCATACCGCTCGTCGTTATTCAGCTCGTACCCACCTTCTTCGGCCTTTTTCTTCTCAATATCGGTGTGGAATGAACCCGGTTCGCCAAGCTCAACATCTGCATAAAACCCACTGTCCTGTAGCTTGCGAATCTCGTTTTTAGTTTTACGCATGATGTGCGTAACGCGCTCAGCAGATTCAATATGGCTTGCGCCATAAGGCACCACCACATCTTCAGCCGGGATATACACAGCCGTCTGACGACCGATATTCGGGTCGAAATAAACCTTTTTGAACGCAGATCCTGCCAATCCAAGGCTATACAGAAGACGTTCATGCTCCGGACGGTATTCAACCATGCGCTCGGTCAGCTCATAGTTCATGTCCGCTTTCACACGTTGCGCGGCTTCTTCCTTCTCCTTTGACTCCTTGCCGAGAATCTTGACCTTCACAGGCCCAGCGGCAGGGAAGGTTTCGGACATCGTTTCTGCTTGGAAGCGAATTGCTGCTTCTGCCAGAATTGTGGAGTAAACCCCGCAGGCATCTTCCCAAGGCTCAGTACGCTCCTCGTACTTAAACCCAAGAACCTCAAGCCCTTTTACAAATGTATCTGCCCAATCTTTACGAGAGGCGACATCGGCATCGACCTGAGAACTTAATTCTTCAGAAAGAGAAGTTAATGCGTTTTCATCAAGGTATTCCACCAAGTTCGCATCAAACGGACCTTCTACATTCTCTTCAATCCCAATACCCAACGTAATTTCTACAGAGCCATCCTCTAACTCCTCCATCGGCATTTCTTCTGGAGCGAGGACATCCTCAATAATCTCGACATCAATCTCAGACGCCATCGGCTCAATCATCTCGACTTCTTCGTCCAGACCCATCGGTGCGCTGTAAATACTTTTCTCAATCGCCATAATTTGTTTTCCTTAGTAGTACCCGCCTCGGCGCTGCTTAAAGTAGCGAATTTCCTCGGGTTCATCCGTTGGCAGTCGAATAAATCCGCCTTGACGGAACCGCATCAACGCCATGACGGTGCTATCCACCAAGTCATCATGGCTCATAAACGGAAATCCTGCGATTTCCTCGACGACTTCTTCAGCCCAACGGGTCTGAGGCACCCAGCATAACCCAGATGCAACGATGTCAGAAACAGAGTTTAACCGCGCCAATTTATCGCCGGAACCCCTATGTGGCGTATATTCTTGCACCGGCATGCCCGTCCTACGCATTTCTTGATACAGCGCCGTACCCGCTGATTTCTTTTCCACGATAAACGCATCAGGCTCCCACTCCTGCCATTGGCGGAGCGCCATCGCCTTTAATTCGGGGAACTCAAACCGGTCCTTCACACTATTAAGTAAGATGATGTTGTACGCCTCGGTCTCCTCGTTGAGGAACACCCCCCACGTCGTGAGTGCTGTGAAGTCGGCACGGTTGTGGGTTTCTGCTGCGGCGTCGAGACTCATTATGATGTACTCACACGGGGGCGGATTGTCGTTCCCCCAGATATTCCACCATTCCCGCTTCACAATCGCCGCTTCTTCTGCGGTCGGTTGCTGCTGATACTGGGCGTTCCACTGGAACACCGGCATGGACGCTTTTGTACGCTGCAGGGCGGGGAGGTCGAAGAACTCAGGCCACAGCGGTTTCTCCACCATCTTGTGGGTCTGCTTGTCCTCTACCGTCAAAATCGCCGGAAACTCAACAACCTCGTACTGGTCGGCCAGATCATTCTTCGCCATGTCCCGAACAACACGCCCAGTCAGGTCATCGAGATGCCATCGGGTCTGGATAATCGCTACGCGCCCTCCCGGCATGAGACGTGTACGTGCACCGAATGTGAACCACTCGTACGCCTTCTCGAACACCTCAAAATTCCCGTTGATGACGTCCTGTTCCGAGTGGGGGTCGTCCACGAGGAGGAGATCCGCACCGCGACCAGCGAGCGCCGAGCCAATACCACACGCGTAGTACTCACCGGCTGAGTTCGTGTTCCACCGACCAGCAGATTTAGAGTCAGCCGCCAGCGTCACTGTCGGGAATATGTCCTTATACGCCTCGGATGCGATCAAATTACGCACCTTTCGACCGAAATCCACAGCCAAATCGGTGGTGTGGGAGACCATCATTACCTTTTTATCGGGGTGCCTACCCAGAAACCACGCTGGAAAATAGATGGAAACAAGCTGGGATTTACCGTGACGAGGTGGGATATTGACGCAAATACGGTCTTTTTTACCCTCCGCCACGTCCATCAGCAGATTTGCCAGAATGCGGTGGTGTTTACCCACCTTATAATCCGGCTGGATGTGTTTACAAAAGGCGATTAAATCGTTGTAGCAGGCTGTCGCACGCTTCCGCTGTTCCAGCGTCTCGGCAATATCGAGAATTTCGCGCTGCTCATCATGGGTAAAAGCGTCCAGATTTTCGAGGATCTCCTCGATCTCAGCATCCGTAAAGTCTTCAACAACCGCCTCAACTGCGTTCATCCGCAGCCTCTTCCTCGTCGTCGTAGTGCACCTCTTCTACCTCCCCTTCAAGCTCAACACCGGTAAGCTCGTCAAGGTTCAGCACCTCCCCATCCAAGGTGACGTCGGTGATCTCGTCGTCCAACTGCCGTAACCGGTCGAATTTCTCTCGCAGCCTTTTCCGCAGGTCATCCGTACTCTGATGAGTAATCGTGACTTCAGTCTTCTCGGCAAACAGTCCAACATCCGAGATTTTACCCAGCAGCTCCAAGGCACGAATGCGTATCCGTGGGTCTGGGTTTTCGGTTTCAGTGAGGAGTTTATTGGTGACGAGGTGACGGATTTCTGCAGCATTGTTGGCAACTGCAGTGCCGAACTCGTCGAGAATCCCACGGACCAGCACGAGAGAAGCCGGAGTCATCTTTGACGCCCGCTGCAATGTCACCTTTTGGTTGGTCAGCTTCTCGTTTTCTGCATACGCAGTAACAACTTTAGCGGCAACATCTTGATCGCCTACATCAGGCGTAATGTTTAACCCGTGTTCACTTAGCTCGAACGCAGTGTTACACGCCGCCTCTGCGTACTTCCGCAGATCGTCGAAATCCACATCGGGGGAAAGAGGCACCCCAATATCAGGACTGAGCATCATATTCATATTCGCAAGTCAGTAGTGACCGTTGCCGAATTATATGCAGCAACAAAATTTTTTTGCAAGGGGTACCTTTTGGGTCCCCTTAAGGGGGGTGTTCCCATAAAGCGGGGGGTAGGGGGTCCCGGTTTTCATTTAGTTGTACGTTGTTCACGCAAATTATTAACACATATACGCGCGATGGTACCTAGTCGAAAAAGGGGGGGATGGGGGCCGGTGGGGTCTGTTATACGCCGTATAACATAGCAGCGCCTAGTCTATCGGGGTCTATTTAGGGGTGAGTTATCATGCTTTTTTGTGCTGTTTTGTTATCATGTGTCCATCGAAGCAATCCCGCTTCGGTGCAACGTTTCAATACTAGGAGAAACGACAATGGAAAACGTAACTATCAGCGCGACCACAACTAGCGCAGTAATCGGTGCACTCAAAGCAGTAAGCGCTGCGGATAAACAATGGGTCAAGGTGTCCGACGCCTGTAAGGTCGAAGGCATCACTGCGGACACGCTGGCGCCGAAAGGCCAACATCGTGAACCGATGAAGCTCGTCGTGATCGGCGCATTCAACAAGGCGCAGCAAGAATTGCTGGCGAAGGCGCCAGCTACTCTGAGTGAAGGTGAGAAGGCTGAGCGCCGCGAATTGCAGCAGCGCATCGGTCGATACCTTGCCCTGATTCAGCAGCATCTACGGCCGAAGAGCCCGAAAGGCGCGAGCCATCGCCGCAGTATCGAAGAGCGCCTGCGTGATGAATGGAAAGCGCAGATCGAAGCAATCAACAAGGCGCAAAAGAGTGAAGGCGATCTTGCATTCGACGCCGACGTTGTGGTCAAGACGCTCCGCGAATTGATCGCTGATCTGTAACCACAACAGCCCCCGCTTCGGCGGGGCTTTTTTTGCCCTGAGAAAGTAAGTTATACCGCGTATAACACGATCCCACGCAAGTGGGAGATGATGCCAGTTACCACGAGCAGCGGCGGGCGAAACGCACAGGAATCGGCACGGACTCGGGCAAGGATGAAAGTGAAGTGGGACGAGCTATTGCGTTGTTATACAGCGTATAACAAGTCAATCTTCAGGTAAGCACTCGGCGAGTTCTAGTAATCGCTTGCGCTCCCGATCTATATGCGCCAAACGTCTGGCGATATACACACCCAAATCGGCGTTACCTTTCTGTGTATTACACCGTTTGCAGGCCACTACTAAATTATCCGGATCGTCGCTACCACCTTTCGACCTAGGCACAACATGATCCAAACAAGCCGAACTTTTAAGTGGTAATGCCTTACCACAGTAATGGCAAACCCGCCCATCACGTTCTAGCACCAACGCACGGTGCTTTGTATACCAATGTTGAGATAACTTGAATCGCATCGCTCTCTCCGCGATCTGCGGGAAGACCGCAGATTAAACTAAAAAATCACCCCTGTCAACCCCTAATTTGCACACTGATGCCAGTTATCACGAGCAGCGTGGCGTCTAATGTACCTTTCTTTTGTTCCTTTTTGGTTCAGACCCTGTTTTACACTAAGTCATTGATAGTTCTACATGTTTTCGTATTTATGCACAGGTGTAATGTTCCTAATGTTCCGTTTTCAAAATCACAAAAGGTACATTGCAGTTTCGTGCAGTTTGGTGATCTGCAGCCAGCGATTGTTTAGAATTATGTATTTATTTATCTATCATATATTATCTATTTATATCTATTCTTTACATACTTACCTAATGTTCCTTTTCTTGGAAAAAAAGGGTAGAGACATAATTTTCAGTCGCTGCGCGGCCCCCGACGTTTGTACCTTTTCGCGTTTTTCGCCCCGCAGATTTCCGTAGACCCCCCCTCGGTTTTTGAAAGCGAACATTAGAACAAAGTTTTAATTTCATGCACTTACAGACCCACGTAACGGAACATTTGCGGTACATTACAGAACTTTGCGGAACATTACACTTCTCCACACCCAGTAACACGAAACTTCACTACTTGACACAGAACTCAAAATACCGTATAATATATCTTGTTGGTGGGAGATGGGCTCGGCGTGTACGCTCTGTGGAGCGTCCTAGTCCCCGCTCTGTTATACGCCGTATAACACCGTCTCCTGCCAACACCACACACAACAGGAGAACGACATGAGAAAGATCGAACGCGACATGATGCAAGCCATCCATGCACACACCGCATGGCGTAAAGACAACACCGAGGTAAAGCCGATTGATGCCGAACGCGTCGCTGTGTATTTATTCGGTAATCACATTGCCGATGTGCACAGCTACACCGGACAACCCACCGTGAATCACACCACACTCGCCGACTGGCCGACGCGCACCACGCGCTCTCGACTGCGTGCGATGGGTGCCAACATCTAAATTGCAGTTATACAGCGTATAACAAGATAACAGGAGAACAACGTGAAATACCCAGAAAACAAACAAGAGTTCCAAGCGTGGCTCGACCAGATCGATGCTGAAATCCATAAACAAGGCCAGATTGTGGATGCCCGCTTATTAGATAAGCGCAAGCAAATCGCCAAAGTAATCGCGGAATGGGAGGACTGATGAGTGCCCGAACCAAATACGTGTGGTTAGTAGAACACCGCGAAGGGCCTTCGTGGTCTGTGTGGGCCGTGTTCACTAACGCTGAGGAAGCTGAGGTAACACGTTACTGTTTAATTAGTCGTTTTGGCGAAGAGTACCGTGTATCTCGAATGCCGCTTAACCCAAACATTATTGGAGATGAATGTGAATATCTTTGCACTTGACCGTGACCCCGTGCGTGCTGCCCAGATGCAGTGCGATAAGCACGTAGTGAAAATGACGTTGGAGACAGGACAGATGCTGA